CTAAAATAGCTAATGAATTTGTTAAAAAGAGACATTATTCGCATAAAGTCGCCTCGACAAGTGTTATAAACTTCGGTGCTTTTATTGATGACAAGTTGGTAGGGGTGGCACAATGGGGTAGACCGATAAACAAATATCTACAAATAAATCTCGTCAAAAATAGTGGGTGGAATAGTTTTCTAGAATTAAATAGGCTTGTATGTATCGACAACACTCCTAAAAATACAGAGAGTAGGTTTATATCTATATGTTTAAAATTAATTAAACATAACGCCCCTCAAATTAAGTGGGTAATAAGTTATGCTGACGGAACTCAATGTGGTGACGGCACAATTTATAGAGCTAGTGGATTTAAACTGATAAGTATAAGCGATAGCGAGCAATTATATTTATTACCAAATGGGGAAAAAATGCACTTAATGGCTTTACAAGGTGGACACTATAGTTCCAAAAGAAAAGAAATGCTAAAGTTAGGATATACAAACCCTAAAAAGTATATGGAAGAAATTTTAAAAGGGGAAAAACTAAAGGGCAAACAATTAAAATATATATATTTTCTAGACAAAGATAAAGAAAAAGATTTGACCGTGCCTATTTTACCATTTAGTAAAATAGACGAAATGGGGGCGGGTATGTATAAAGGTGTAAAGATTACACAAGCCGAAAGACATAAAAAAGTGACAAGCCGATAAATAGTGGTGTATAATTAAGTTAGTAATGCGGTAGTAGTTTAACGTAAGAATACCTACATTGTAGGTGGTGGCGGTTCAACTCCGACCTTATCGCTCCATTGATTATACACTAACTAGAAATAGTTAGTTTTTTTATTATAAAGAGGGTGATATATGGTGGCTAAAGAAGATATAGTAAAGTATCAATTTGACAATCGAACACCAGAAGAACAGCGTAAAATAGCCGTAAGTGGTGGTAAAGCAAGCGGAAAAGCAAGGCAAGAAAAAGCTACGATGAAAAAAAGACTTGAAGAGTTGCTTAATAGTACCGATAAAAAAGGTAGGCTATATGGCGACTTAGTACATTTAGGTTTGATAGCTAATGCGATAGATAAAAGTAAAGGTGGTAACCCCGAGGCTTATAAAACTATAGCTAAGCTACTAGGCGAAATGGATAACATAGATAATGTAAGAGAAACACCAGATATAGAAATACGCATAGTAGACAATAGTAATCTAGAAAAGGTTATGTATGAAAAGAATTAACTTAGAAGAATTGAATAGAAGAAACGACTATATGATAGACGATTTTATGAGAGGAGTATTAAGTATGGAATTTATCAAAGTAGGTGACAAATACTTACTAAAAGGTAGTAATAGTGTAATACTATCAGAAGAGGAAAAGTTAAAGTACGAAAAAAACGAACTTATACTAAACAATAACGATTGTGATTGTGAAGTAGAAAAGATAAAGAAAGTAAGCAAGATAAACAAAAAGATAAAAGAGATAGAAAAAGAAAAAGCTACTAAAGAGGTAGCTGATGATACTATCGAAGAAACAAATAGCACTCTATAACGATATAATAAGTCCCTTTATCCCTGAAATAAGCGTACTAGGTTCTACACAAAGTGGTAAGACCCATTGTATAGACTTTTCTTTTATTCAATATGCTAAAGAGTTGCAAAAATACGAGCAAGAGCAACGAAAAAATAAAGATTACGTGCCTCGAGATTACTATGGGGCTATAATTGGGTGGACTACTGACACTATCAAGTCTAATATAATAGAGCCTTTAGAGAAAATACTCGCTAATGAGTATCACTTTACTAATGGTAAAGAGTATGTCCTAAAATACGGACAACAAGATAAGTATTTAGATATATATGGAATGAGGTTTTATTTCTTTGGTTTTAATACAAACCTATCATTTAATAGGATACTAGGTAAACCTCTTATCTTTGTTTGGGTAGATGAGTCGGCAAGAATATACTCAAGTAATACCTTACAAGAAAGCTTTGACGAAATACCAGGGCGTATGATGAGTTATAGTGGGCACCCATACTATAAAAGAATAGACTCATATAACGTAGAGGGTAATGATAACCACCCTTATAAGGTAAAATACATAGACGGAAAAGATAGTAAGAAGTATGTCTTTTTTCCTTACGATAACCCCGTATTAGATACTGAGGAAAAGATACGACAAGCTTGCCACTCATTTACGGGTACACTAAGAGAACAAAAAGTATTCAATAAGTGGGTAATAGCTGAGGGTAAAGTATTTAATAAGATAAACAAGATAAAGTCTATGGACGGCTTAGTAATACGTGAAATCGGTATCGGTATAGACTATGGTAGTGTAAATCCTACTACGTTTGTACCTATAGCCTTATGTTTTAGACAAAGCGATAGGCGTTGGGTTCTAGTAAGGCTCCAATGCTACTATCACGATAGTAAAAAAGAGGGAGATAACCCTACTACGGAGTATTACTCTAAAGAGCTTAAAATGTTTATACTACTTCTAAAGGATAAATATCCTAACATACCTATAACGGATATAGTGATAGACTCCGAGGCTTCCCATTTTGATAATAGATTAATAACCGACGGAATAAAACACACTTTATCACGTAAAGGTAGTGGGTCAGTAGATGAGGGAGTCCAACACTTACAATCATTACTAGATAAGGAGATATTCTATATACTAGAAGAACCTAGCATTAGATATATCTTACCAGACGGAAGATACGAAGAGGACGTAGTAGATAGAAGCTTATTAGAGTTTGACTCTTACCAATATGATAGAGTTAAAAGTGCTAATAGTGGTATAAATTGCTACAAGAAAGAACTAGACCATAGTATAGACGCTACTAGATATATCATAAGAGAGTTTGTAGATAGTGGTAGGTGCCCTATAGTATGATACTAAAATGTAAAAAGAGCCATAGGTTTCTATGTGAGGTAGATATAGAAAGCTACGTCAAAAACTTAAAGGATATCGGTATAGAGCAATTAGTACCTTTACGAGTAACTGTACCTTGTAGGATATGCAAGGAAGTTGAAGTATATGACATTTACTTGACACATTATACGTTTATAGAGAATGTTTCTAAAAATAAATAATTGTAGACAAATAAATAGGTGTTATAATGTAATTAGAAAAAGAAGTG